ATCTAAAGTTTGTTTTTCTAATTCGGACACCAAGTTACCGAAAAACTCTACAGGGGCAACGGGTTCTTCTATTTCTTCCTGCGTTATTTCTTCTTCGGTCTCTACTACTACCGTGGTTTCTTCGTCGCCTTGACCAGCCTTCAATTCGTCTTCGGAAATTGCAAACCCTACTTCTTCCTCAGTCAAACCGCCCAACGGGGCTTGCACCAAACCACGGTCTACGTTACTTGGTCGAAAAGTATTTTCTGCCATTAGTAGTATACTCGCTCTTTATTGACGGGAGTTTCGTCTTCGTAATCTTCGGGGTGGGTAATAAAGCCGCCTTCTCTAAAGCGACGCAATGCTTGAGTTACGGTGTCTACGTAATCATCGTGCTCTCCGGCAGGAAAAGCTCCACACTCTTCTACTACCTCTTCTGCCCACCTCGTATCCGGCGACCATACTAACCCACTTTCAAATAATGGGGCAATGGAATTAACCCTGCTGTGTTTGTCATTACCTCGGCTTGGAGTGTAATTTGTCACTGGTATACCCATGTTGCGTAACTCTTGCGTTAGCGGCATACCACTTGCCTTTGCTTCTATTAACACCAGTTCTGGGTCCCAATATCTAAACTCTTCCATTGCTATGCGTCTTAACTCCGGAAAATCCCATCTTCCACGCTTTGCATCCACTAGAATAATGTTTGGGGGGCTGTCTTCCGTAGGATAAAAAACACCCCATGTTGTTATAGCACTGTAGTCGGCAGACTCTTTTTTACTAAACGCTGTGTCATAACTCTGCATTATGTAGACTAATTCTGGTATAGAAGGGGCTTCCCACTTTTGCCACCACTCACGTTTTAATATTGCACTTATTTCACTGGTTGGGTTCTGTTGCCACTGGGCTTCCCACTTGCCTACGGTCAAACTACCCTTTACAGCTAACAAATCAGACTTGTTCCAAAACTCCGGCCACATGGGTTTATCATCTGGCATTAAAGCAGGGAACTCTACTATTTCCCATTTGTCCGCTAAGATATCGCGGCCTTGTTGTTTTATCAACTTGCCTGTTAAATCATTATCTGCCCAGCGAGTCATTACTATTACTATACTGCCTCCGGGTTGGAGCCGTTGGCGGGGTCCACTTGTATACCACTCGTAGGCATTTTCTAATGCACTTGGGCTTAGGGCATCTTGCTCACTGTGGGGGTCATCTATTATTAGCAAATCCGCACCGCGCCCCGTTACTGCACCACCCACACCTGCCGCAAAATATTCACCACCACCACTGGTCTCCCAACGTCCGGCAGCTTGGCTATCGGCTCGCAACGTAACATTCTCAAATATACGTTTGTATTCATCACTGTTCATAAGGTTACGCACCTTACGGCCAAATCTAAACGCCAACTCCGCTGTGTGCGTTGTCTGCATTATCTTCAACTTAGGGTTACGCCCCATCATCCATGCGGGTAACATATAACTGGCAAACTCACTTTTAGTATGGCGGGGCGGCATATTAATAATCAACCGCTTTATCTCACCCTTTGCCAATCTGTCAAACTTATCTGCCATTATCTTATGGTGGTAACCATTTATAAACTCAGGCCACGCCAACTGCACAAAGTCCATAAACCCTGTGCGAGCCTTTGCAGACGTCTTTATTAAGTTAGCTCTTTCTAACAAAGCAGCATAATTCTTTAGCCGCTCTTCTGGGATGGTCAATAATTGATCAGTGCTCATATTCTCATAATATATCGAAAATTTTTTTAGGACAATGAACCTAACCAATAGTCAGTGTTTTAGGGGGGTAGGTATTTAATAATTTTTACCTACCTGTAGATTCGTGGCAATCACTATACCCACACCCTTACGGGTATGGCTATTATGTCTCAGGGGGGGTGCGCGGCTAAAGTGTTACAAGTGGCACTTTAAAAAGGGGCCAAGTACCTTTTATTAGTTTATTACAGGCAACAAAAAACCCGCTTGCTGTGTTAGCCAAGCGGGCTGCTTTGTAAAAGTTTAGTTTAAATAATTTTACTTGCTGTTTACTGTACCACTAACACTTAGTGTTACTAGTGGTTTACCAAATAGTGCATGTTTTTTTGGTTGGCTATTGCTACCAGTTAATAACATAGCAAGTGTATTGCCGCCAGCTATTGTACCTGTTAGCGGTATACCGCCAGTGTTTTTAATAGCGTTTACAATATGCCCTAACTGGCGGCTGGCATTGCTACCGCCAAGTGTGGCTAGGCTATTGCTATTTTGCAATGCTTGCCAGCCGTAACCCTTTTTACCAGTGGTAGGGTGTATGCCGCCACGTTTACCAGTGTTAGGTACTACACCTAACATGCAGCATAACAATTGGTATAACCGCACTGTAGTATTAGTGCAAAAAAAGCCATTATTAGCCGCATGCAATTGCTGCATATACTTACTAATAGCAGCATTAGTATTTAAGCCGCTAGTAGGTATTGGCAAGCTACTAATAAAGCTAGTGCCTAGTGCGGTTGGCTGTACTATTACGCTACTTGCATTATTAGCAGCGTTATTAGTAACCCATGTTTGTGTGCCGCTACCAGTAACCCAACCACTAGCAGGTGCGTTAAAAGTAACCAAGTTTACATTAGCTACGCCATTGCTAACTGTTTTTACAGTGTTAGCGGCCTGTTTGTTTTTAGCATTTTGCATAATTTTTACCCGTGTGTTTATTTACAAAGCAGGGTTATTTAACCATTTAACACTTATTAACACAAGCAATACTGGTGTTAAATTGTGTTAAATTGTAACAAAAGCACTGGTTATTTATACAGTATAAATACTAGTAATATATAAAAAGCAATTAATATAAGCATGCCTATACATTACGGCAGCGAGTAGCGAAGAGTTAGCACAAGATGTTTCAAACCAGGATCTTCAAAGATCTTCTCCGATCTTCTTTCTTCTAAGAGTTAGAGACGAGACGAGACGAGATGACTAGATTATACTATGTATATGAGTATATATACCCATACTGCATAGACTCTAGTCTTTTCTTCTCATTTTAAAGATCTTCTCGGAGTAGGGAATTGACGGTCTGCAAAATGGAAATCAGTACTTGTGTTAAGATGTGTTATGTGTATAATGAACTAATGCTTAGGGGTACTAAGCATGGGACTTTATCAATGGTTAAATCTAACAACACAGCCACGCCACAATCTGTAAAAACTTCTGGCAAAACCGTACTTGCTAATCCACAATCAGGGGCAATTTTTACACCACCTGAAAACTGGTTTGTAACTGGTGAGCACATCGCAAAGTTTGTTAAAGAAAAAGCAGCAGGAAGTCTAGCTGCTGTTACTGTACGACCAACCCAGTATTTTTTGGATTTAGGTATTACTCCCCAAAACTGGGCAGGTCATTCCAGTGGTATGTTCGCAACTAAAACCACTACACGTTCACATGAGTTACGCTGCTGTCTTTTTGGCGTAGTGGAAAAAACCATAGTAACGAACCCAAAAAGCAAAGCATTCAACCAAATGCTTCTATGCAAAGTGGGTACTAAAGACGCCAGTTTTAAACTGTCAGTTATAGACAAGGCAGTTGGGGCAGTCGGTGGTAAAACACAATCAGGTGAATTAACCGATAACACACTGGCTATGCTGTTATCTGGTACAAACTCTACAAAACGGCCACATAACTTTTGGAAACATCCGCTAGTTGAGTTAGTTGTTACACCAAACATCAAACTCAAGTAGTTTTTATTAATCAGTACCCCTAAGCTAATCCCCCCTCGCGGGGGATTTTTTATGCCTGTCCATTGACGATCGGCAAAGATCTATAACGATCGGCAAAGATCTATAACGATCATGTTTCACGTGAAACGATTGGACATGAGCAGAGGTGAGTAGACTAGAGGTGAGTAGACAAGAGACGATTATTTCTTCTTCTTCTGCGAAAGAATAAAGTCTAGCATCCCCTCCCAATCATAAGGCTTAACTGACTCCCAGTCAGGGGTCAACTCTTCTTTCCTATCTCTTGTTGGTCCAATGTCCATTGCCCTCTCTCCTCTAAATATATTTATAGAGTTAGAGGAAGGATGACCAACAAGGTTTAAGACACACCCTGATTTCCCACTATATCTTATTTGCCACGCTATTTGATGTGGGCTGAGATTTACATATTTAAGGGACTTTAAGCTGTGAAGCTTGAGTTCTAACCAAAAGGGGAATCCGTCAACGATGCCATGACAGTCTGGTATTCCAGGAGTAGCCCATGACTCTAACCTTGTCCAAAACACGTCACAATGCTTTGTACCATCACGTAGTTGTTGCCATAATTTACTTTCCGGCTTCTTCAACCTCGCCCTCAATAAGCACGTTCCCCTCACCAACCGCAGCCAAGGCAGGGTATTCATCGTGTAGTTTCTGGATCTCTTTCCATACTTCTTCTTTACTCATTGAGTCAATCTTTCCATGTAGGATTTCTTTACGCTCAATGTATAGTCCAGCAGCTTGTCCTCTGTTTTTCTCGGCAGCTACGGCAGCAGCATAAGATCCTTCATTCATAGCTAGGTCTCTAATTTCAGCTAGTTTTCTTACGTGGCTTTCAAAGCTAACCTCGTATTTTTGGGCTAACTCTTGTTTTACCTCATGCACCCTAACAACAACGTGCGGATAGTGTGATCCATTAAGTAGCTGTGACGCTATGGCGTGTGCTGATTTCTTGGAGTATCCAGCCCGTACCGCTGCTTCAGTTTGGCTTACGTCCTCACAACAGTAAATCCTTACAAATTCTTCTTGTTTAGGTGTGATCTTTTTTTCAGTGCGGGGGTTAGCTACGACTTCAAGTTTTGGTTTGTGCGTTCTTTTAGCTAGTGGCATGAAACCAACTTTACTATATAGACCCATTTTTGAAAAGTTACAAAAACTTTTTTACGGAGTAATGTGCTCGCGCGTCCCCGACTCTTGTATAATAATTGATCAGTATAATATACATT